TAGCCTCGGTAGGCTATGCCGTGGTCAACGCCTGTAATCGCCTCTACGACGCTCACAGCGAACATGCAACAATCGTTAGTGCCCCAATCAAAAGGTTGTGCGTTGTTAATCCTGTTTTGCAGGATGCGCTCCCATCCCTCTACCCTCATGCCCTACCCCAGGTTAGGGTAACTTCTTTCATGGCTGGCACATATTCACAGCCAAGGTCATTTGGGTACTCGTGCTGCTGTTCTTCGTTTGTATAACGGCTTTCGCGTGGGCGTTGCAGGTTGATTAAGCGTGATTCGTATGTGATGCTGACAACAGATGTTTCACCCTCCTCGGCAATGGCTGGAATGTCCAGCTTACCCTCAAACATCATGTAAGGGTCTGCAATCAGCGCGTTGTTTACGTCCATAAAGCCGATAAAGACTTTGCCAGACTTGCCTTGCTCTGATTCGTTCAGCACCAATGATATAAATTCAGAAGGTATGCCGGTCAATGAAACCGTTATGCCGTTGGCCTGAACCTCTGCTGTCTCCTGAACTGCTGAGACGCTACCTAGCGAGCCAACTCCAGTCCAAACGTTGCCACCATAAGATAAATCGCCATAGCCTGACCAAATCCTTACGTAGCCAGAAGAAAACAAGCCTTCGAATAGAAGTATTGGCGCAACTTCTGTTTGTTCAATGGCTGTCTGTACGCCTGCTGTAATGTCTCTCATAATGCTTCAACACAGGCAAATGTCATGCCGTAGATGCTGGCGTTGTCAATTGCGTAGTCCGTCTCATTGCTGGCCAAGCGCCACCGCCCTTTGGGACTGCTGATTGTGATTATTGCATTGTCATCAGGTGCTGAACGTAGGTTAGGGAATATGTTTAGAGTGGCGTTTCCTGACGCATCGCTGGTTACATCGTCCAAAACCTTGTGCAATGTAGAAGTAGATGCAGAGCCTAGCTGTATCCAATCTCCGGCTTTCAGTATGCCCGTTGTGCCTACAGTCCAGCCATCAGTGACCAATTCATCACCAGACTGGCTTGCGCCCTTTACAAGTGGCGTTCCAGTACCAACGCCCCTGGGCGCTGTGCTTAGAAAGTCCCCCATTAAGAAAGTGCCATATTGACCATTCATTTTGATAAGAAACGAAACTACCTGCTCGGCCTCGTCTCGCTTCATTGGCGGCAGGCTCACCTCCGCCTCCCACCATTGACCTTGGTGCTTGTAGACTTGTTGTTGCCCCGTGAAGGGTGACGAACTAACGCCAACCACGGTTTTAGCCCGAATGTTTATTGAGCTAACGCCAATTGAGGCTGGGAAAGTGACTGGATAAGAGATTGCCATATTTACCTCATCGCAGCGCTAAATGAGCCACCGCGTAATCTTGCCTCAGCCACTGCTGATTTAGCAGCGTTTGAGATTTGAGGCATTAGGGTCATTATCTCAGCGCGAACGGTTTGTTGTACGCCGGTGCTTACATTTATGTTTTGCACCACAGTTATGCCACCGCCACCCATTGCGTTGTTTGGAACAATTGAGCCACTGGCTGATGGTATGAACAACTCTGGCCCACGCTCGCCGACCAGGTGCGTCCTACCTGACTGAACCGAGCCACCGATTGCCTTTGGGGTTGCAGGAACCGCTGCGCCACCGAACATACCACTTATTGCACCGCTTAAAGCACCCGCCAAAGGTGCTGTAATGCTTTGCTGAATCACCATGCGAATCATATCGTTGATGATGTTATTTGCCATATCTCGGAACGCTTCAGACGCGCTCTTTGTGCCGTTTATAAGGCCAACCAAGCCATCCTCTAACTTCATAAGTCCACCAAGGGCTATGTCCTGCATCGAGTCCTCAACGGTCTTGATGCCATCTGCAAACTGCTCTAAAGGCGTTTTCATTGCCTCTACAGTCTCACGAATGGCAATCATCTCAGCGCCACCAACGTTATCACGCAACTTTTTAGCCTCTGCGTAAGAGTTCCTAAAAGCCTGGCCACTTTCGTTGGCAGCATCGCGCAGTCGGTACATCTCAGCAATACCTTTGCGGGCGCGGGTTTCCTCAACCGTCATAAGGCTAGCTAACTCTGCACGTTGGTCGGCCAACTGCTTGGCGTATGCCTCGCGAGCCTTTTTTGCCTCGCTACTTTCTACAGATACAGGTGTTGACTTTATTTTTGGCAACTCAACCAACGGAACCATTGGTAGTGCATTGGAACCTTGGCCTTTAAACGCAAACAGTGCCCTGTTGTAACGCTCTTGCGCCTCGGCTAGGCCGGTAGTAAGTTTTTCGTTTCTCCCGTATAGAAGAATTCTATTGTTAAAACTATCCAATTCCTTTTTAGCGGAGTTTAGCTCTAAAGCGGCTGCGCCAATTTTTCCGCCAAAGATTTCAGCAAAACCAGAGCCAGCACTAAGGCGGTCTATCATTCCACCAATAGAGTTAGCTGCGTTTGACGAATTTCGCGCAAGTTTTATAAGAAAGTCGTTCAGACCAGCGTTACCAATTGAGACTGATAGCTTGTCCAGCGAATCTCCCAAGTTTGAAAAAGCGCCATTAAGAGTGTCGGCTTGTCGCGCTGTTGAGCCGCCAAACTTTGTCTGGGCAAGCTGCTCAAGGTAGCCAAGTATTTCAGTAGAATTCTTACCGATAGTTTGCGTAAGTCCACCAAAGGTTATTGCAACCTTGTCGCCTTCAGATTTGGCAGTTATACCGAATTCTTTAAGACGTTCAAACTCACCAGTTGCAGCATCGGCAATAGCCTCAATAAACTGGTTTAAAGACTTTCCAGTGCCTGAAGCAATGTCGCCAAATGCAGCAAATGACTCAATTGTCGGGTTAATTCCACGCGCCACTAAAGTATTAAACCCGCCGACAACCTCTTGCAGGGAAAATGGTGTTTGCGAGGCAAACTCTTGTAATATCTGGAATTGCTTTGCTGCCGCGTCAGCGGAGCCTGTAAAAGTGACTAGGCTGGCTTGCAGGTTTTGGAATGTTCTGTTGGCCTCTACTATGCCTCTTAAAGCAACGCCACCAGCAAGTCCGGCAATAGCGCCCTGGACGCTAAAGACGGCGTTTTTAAGACCGCCCAAAGAACTTTTTACAGACCTAAACGCCTTGTCGGTATCATCTACCGCTTTTATCCGAATGTTTACGTCATTTGCCGCCATTTTTTTCTTCCTTTAGCTGGAAATACGCAAGCCACTCGTTCAACTCTGTAACTGGGATTTCCTCAATCTCTTGAATCGTCTTGTGCAGGCGGTCTGCAAGTCCAATCATGTTGAACCGCAAACTGTCTGCCCTTAGTCGTTTCCCAGTTCTTCAACCGTCTCAATGGTGCTAAACATTTGACCAGCAATAGTCGAAATGAGGATTACAGGCTCACGCATCAAAAACGGCTTATCTTCCAAGGTAAACAGCTTTTCACCGTCCTTGTCCTCGGCCTTCATGATAAGCAAATCAACCATCGCTGCGATAGTCGGGTTGCCCATAAAGTCCTTATGCTTGCGTTGCAACTTGTCAACGTCAGCACAGGTCAAAGCACTAGTGTAGACAACCAATGGAGCATCCTCGCCCCATTCGACCACCTCGATTTGCTTGCGGTTGTTTTGCCGTTTTGCGGCTAACCTTTGGCCTAGCGACATTAAGATACTGTGCCAGTTGTCAACGCGCCATTACCCTGTAGGGAAATAGACGCCTCAACCATGCCGTCAGCAGACGAATTGATTGTCTTGCCGGTAACAATGGCAGAGCCGGTCAAGTAAGCGTCGCCGCTTGTTGAACCCTCTGGGTAGACGTTAAATGTAATCTCAGAGCCAACAACTAGTGCAACCTGGCCGTCGGTATCCGTCTCGTCCCAAAACACTTCTACAGAGCCGCTGAACGAAGTCAAGCTGGGCTTGTAGGTGCGAGCTGCATCGCCCATCGTGGTGTCTTCAATAGTGTCTGCTGATTCGGTGATTGAAAAAGAACGAACCTCAGCAATGGCGTTAGCACCAACTGCGACCGAACCTTCTGAGCCTTTATGTGTAGCCATGATTTGCCTTTCAGTGTGTAGAGCTTACGTTGCCCCACGGGTAAAATTATAAAGAACACGAACCGTTACGAAAACCCCACCTATTGGGGCAATCGAGCCTTCATCAGTCTCAACGGTAACGATTTGAGAATCCAGCGCGTGGCCTCCTCGCGTCCTGTCTGCGTCCAATGATTCTTCAATCAACTCAACCAGTTCGTTTCTAGCAGTGTCTATTGCAGTGCCTTTAACGTAACCAATTAGCGAATAGTCAATTGTACCCTCGCGGGTGATATTTGTGCCGCCAATAGTAATGTCGTCTCTGCTTTCACCAGACGATTGCACCAATATGGCTGGATACTGTGCATTTGATAGCTTTTCAAAGTCAAAAGGCTCGCGGGTCACAAAAGTGATTCCTGCCGTGCCTAACAACGTTGATACCAAATTAGCCGCAATGGATTCTCGTTTGCTCATTTCAGCCTCTTAAAGAAAAACTTGCTAAGTCGCGCTTTTTCAGTTTGATTAAACCCAAAGAACGGCCTTTTGTCGTTGTTAAAAGCCGCCTTCTTAGCCTCGGTCGCCCTGCTAAAGTAAATCTGCGCCACTCCATTGCTAACGTACTTGCTTTGTATTGACCCTAGCATCTTGCCGGTGACGTTTAAGTTAACCGTACCGCTACTGTCGCCACCAAACGAAGGCCTGTACGTTCGGGCGCCTGGTTTGCTAGACGGCCAGCCTTGCCTCTTGTAAGCCCTGTACTTAGCGTCATAAGGCTTAAATCTGCCACTGTACCCAATGCCTTTTTCAGTACGGTCTAGGATAATAGTTGTGCCGAATTGCGCCGTCTGCATTAACGTGCGCTTTATCTGCGCTGGAATTGACTTTTGCAACTTATTTAGGTTGGCTTGCAACCTTGTCGCGTCTATGTCCATCTTTACATTCATCTGTACATGCGACCGAAGTTAACCGGCGCTTTTTCAATGTCTGTAATCGTTGAATCTTCGTCCTGGTCGTACTCTACGCCATCGTTAAAAACAGAGTCTATTTCCTCAGAGTATCTTGACTTGTAAAAATCAAGCATTGTCAGGAATCTGTCGCCATCAACCCAGTTCGTAAGCTGCGGCAAAGCGTACTTCCAAAGCACTAGATAAACGCTTGCGTCTTTCCACTGTGCGCTTGTCAGTAGTGAAGGGTTTAGCTCGCCAGCAAAGCCGGTCTTAGGCCACCACTTCTTGCGAATCTCTCGCTCAATGTCAGCCTGTGCGCGTGCGTGGTCAGCAGCAAACGACGCAACGCCGTAGGTCAGAATATCCGGTATTAAAGCTGTGAGGTCTGAATCTGTACTAAACGCCATTGCTTTGTCCTTAGGTAGAAATACCCCCACTCAATATGAGCAGGGGTAGTTTCAATTACAGACCAGCGTCAAAGTACATCTCTACGCCGTAGCTGTCGTCTAACTCGCCAACACCGTAGATAGCGGTTGCGTTCAACTCGAAAGCTCGGTTTGATGCATCACGCTGTGGCTCAATAACAAAGTCGCGCTTCATAGCCAAGGCAAATGCTTGCTGTGAGAAAATCGCGCCCTTGGCATCACCAGAACCATCAATGGTTACGTTAGCCGACTCAAAGATGTCAATGCCAGCAATCGTTGCCACATAACCTGTGCGCATTGCCTCGTTCTGCAAGTCGCCACCGTTGGGGTTAACCATAGTATTGGTCAGGCTAGCCTTCAAAGCATAGGTCTGGTAAGGGTGGAAAACACCGTATATTCGACCCGTTACCTTGTTAGCACGCAGGGTAGCAGCGGCTTGGAACAGGTAAGCAACCGTCAACTCGGTAGTTGTGGCTCCCAAAGAGGTGCTTAAACCATCAAACAAAGCAATAATGTCTTTGTCCATTTTGGTAGCGATAGCGTTACCGAGAACTGTTCCCAATTCTTCAGCAGGGTTACCGGCTCCCATAGCGGCCATGTCAGTCAACAGCACTTGAGCGCCAACTTCAGCAACTGTTACAGAAATGCTAGTGGTTGAAACAGCGGTCGAACTCATGTCCGTACCTTCAGTCAAGGCGGCTGCCGTGATTGCTGGGTACTTAGGGACTTGTATTGTTTTACCGGCTTGTGTGCCAATGTCGTAAATGGTAACGAGGTTACGCAACAAAGATTGTTCTTCAGCCGTGTAACGGGCTTGTGCAACGATACTGACAAACAGGTCGTCAAGGGTGCTTGAGGTGGTAGCGGCCATAATAAAAACTCCAATTAAGAAAACAAAAAAATGTGAAAGTTATTTGCGCTTTTTACTGGCAGCAAAAGCATCTCTGCCTCCATTGTCCCAGTTACTTAGCATATCTGCCACAGACGTTGGTTTCTGTGTCGAACCACCAGCAGCACCACCTGAGCCAGCACCACCAGGGGTAGCGCGTACAAAGTGCGGATTTGCCGTAAGGAATTCTGTCATTAGGTCTTGCACTGATAACAGCTCACCACCATCATTGTAGCGAATTGTTCCTTTGTTATCAATAACCTCAACTGTTCCGTCATCTGACAGCCTAATTTGGCTTTTTAACAACGATGAAACCTGCTCTGGCGAGACTGCGTTTTTATTACTTGCGGCTGAAAGCAATGAGCCTTCAACCTGAATTTGATGTAACCGAGCTTGTAGCGCTTGAATCGTGCTCTCTTTTTTGGCAACAGTTGTTTTCAATACGTCCTCAAACTCACCCCTATCCTTTTTGCGCTCCAACTCAAGCTGGTCGCGCTGCTCCATAAGCTGCTTGGCCTCGTTTAAGTCGATGCCTTCTGTAGCTTTGTCAAAGCGTTTACGCTCTCTGGATAAGCGTTGCTCAATAATCTTGTCAACTTCAGCTTGGGTAAATGATTTACCCGCCCCGTCATCTACTGGGTTTGCGTCTTTTAAGTCTACGTCCGGACTGTCCATGTTTTCGCTCATGTAAGCACCTCTTTCGAGTAGTTGGGAAAATGGTTGCTAGTGCTCACTCAGTAAACACCGGCCTAAAGTGATGGCGACAATTATATCCGCCTCGAACAATGAAAGGGTCACCAGGCGCTTTACCAGCCCAGTCGCCCTGCCATATTTGTCTTATTTCTTCTTCAGTGTACGTCTTGCCAGCATGTCTACGGCAAAACTCACGGGTATCAGTAATACTTGAGCCGTAATACTTGTATGCGTCAGCGCCAGATTCTTTGCCAAGTTGTATTGCAATAGAAGCGTCAAACTGCATTAGTGAGTCGTGAACTATCTGCGTAGAATAACGACGCATGTTGTTGCCCAGCTTGTCTGCGGCAAAGATGCTGTGCAGGCTTTTAATAGCCTCCTCAGAGGCTTTACCACCAGCGTTGGCTATATCCACCAGCCTTGCAACCTCAACCTTGTCTGAGGCGGCAAATACACCGTTTATCTTTTGACGCAATGCCGTAATTGAATCAGCAGCAGTTCTGCCCGTCAAGGTATTTTGGTAGACCTCATCTGCTATTTCGTTTAAAAAGCGCGAAGCAATGGCCTCAAAGCCTTGGAATGATTGTCGCTTTAACGCTCTAACAACATCTTCACTTACCCCTACAAAGTCGCCATACTCACCAAACATTAAGCGCAGTGACTCTGACGCCTTGCTGTAATCATTCACTACTGCCGTTGATTCAGCCAAAAACAGCGTTCGTATTTGAATAAGTATGTCTTGCCTGGC